GCCTTGCGTCGGCCCCAATTGCGCGCTGGTTTCGACAGCCAGGCGGCCCAGGCATCCAGTGTCGGATCGCAGGGGCAGACTTCGTCCGAATAATCGTCGAGATAGATCAGCCTTTCCATATCATCCCTCCACTTCCACGGGGCCGTCTTTGCCGAGCAGCCCCCATTGCATCTGGCCGGCGCGGTTGGTGTCCCAGACGAACCAGCTGACGTTCATGGTGCTGTGCTTGAGGCGGCCGCGTGCATCGCGTTCGCCCGGCTTGAACTGGACGCGCCAGGTGCAGTCCCAGCGCATCACCGGCGGATGGCGGCGGAACAGGGCGAGGCGGCCGCGCCCTTCCTCCGTCGATGTCTGCCAATATTGCGTCTTGAACAGGGCGCAGAGATAGGGCGCGCGCAGGCGGCCCAGCAGATGGTCGATCATCGCCGCGCCATGCGACCATGGGAAATTGGTCAGCACGACGGGCGCAAGCAGGCGGCGGGTGGCGAGCAGGTCGAGCCGCGCCACGCCGTGCGCGGGATCCGCGCGGATGTCGGTGGCGAACACGTCGAATCCGGCTGCGCGGGCGGGCGCCACGATCTGGCCGCCATGGGCGCAGGGTTCCCAGATGGCGCTGCTGTGCATGCGCATATGGTGGATTTCCGCGCGCAGCAGCGCCTGGGTGCATTCCAGCGGCGTCGGGTAATAATCCCAATCGCGCCGCTCGCTCTTGCTGGCGGCCGATCGCCCGCCGGCCATGGCGGCGCCCAGACCGGCGGGACTGTCAGGCGCGAGTTTCACGGCGCCGGCACCTCGAAACCGGCGGCGTTGCGGTGTCCGCCGCCGCCATAGCGGCGGGCATGAACCGATACGTCGTCGCGATCATCCTCGCTGCGCAGGCTGTAGCTGCGCGAGCCGTCGCCCCGGTCGTAATAGGTGGCGGCAAACGGCGCGTCCGGGTGCGCCTCAAGCAAGGCATGGGCGACATCACTGGCAAAGGCCCAGGTGCAGTTGGCGGCGGGCACGGCGACATTGTTGATCATGCGCAGGGATGCCGTGCGGACGATCTCCGCAATCTTTTGGTCGTAAAAGCCTTCAATCGCGATAGCCTGGCGCATGATGTCCGTTTGATTGGTCACCAGTTGATCGTGGATCTGCGACCAGACCGCGAAGTCGTATGGGTGCGATCGCAGCCACAGGCTGAATGCCCGTGTTTCGGTGATGGAATAGCGCCACAGGTCGCGATCCTCGATCAGGCGGATCAGCGCGGGGGCGTAATCGGATTGGCAAAAGTCCCATGTCATGCGCGCGCCGCTGCGCTCCATGTCGAATATCGCAACAATCTTGGGACAGCCAAGCTCATCCAGATCGCGAAGCATGCCCGGGATGTCCTCGGGGCCGATAACGCCGGGGTATTTTTCCTGGAACAAATAGGGCGCGAGGTCTGCCTGGGCCGTCTTGTGGTGATCGAGGATGACGATCGACTGGGCGACAAAGCTCATCGCCTGCAGATCAGGCAGCTTGTAGCTGAAATCGGCCATCAGGACGTTCTTGCCGGTAACATGGGGCGCCGGCTTGCCATAGGTGGCCGGGAAATATTCGACGCTGTCGCCCCAGCGTTTCCATGCGGCCCAGGCCGAGCCGAACCCGTCGTCGCACGGGCTGTGATAGATCACGATGTCTGGTTTCCAATCAGTCATTCATCTTCTCCCTGGCCGCAGATGGCGGCTATTTCGGCAAGCAGGCGTTCGGCGCGGTGGATGTCGGTGCAGCTGGGGCCGGTGCAGTCCATCAGGATGTCGGCCAGCTGGCGAATTTTCCGGCCGCGCCGGTAAAGCTCGCCCCGATGCAGATGGACGCGTGTCCCTGTGTCGGAGCGTTCGGTGGTCATCAGCCGGCCAGACGGCTGGTCAGTCGGCCGTGGCGGGCGATCTGGCCCGGTGTCGGCAGCGGCGGCGGCGGGGTGAAGCATTCGGGCGGCAGGCCCTCGCACTTGCATTTACGATGGAACAGGCAGGCGCCCGAATGGGCGTGATAGCCCTCATGATGGCCGCACGGGCAGGTCTTTGGCCCGGCCGGATAATAGAGATCGGCCGGGATCCATGGCGCGGTGGCGTCGCCGGGCTGGAGAGGCTGGCGGCTCATTGGAAGAAGCTCGCGCGTGGCAGATCGTCATTGGCGAAGCGCAGCAGGATGTTGGCATGGCACCAACTGCTGGTCGTCGGGCACCAGCAGGCGAGATCGCGTCGCCAGAGCTTGCCGCAGGATGCGTGTACGCGCAGGCGCAGGCGATGCAGCGCCTCTATCTCGGCCGGGCAGAAGCCGCGCTCTTCCAGCTCCAGATCGCCCAGGCGGCCTTCCAGCCAGGTTTCATAGAGCAGGATCGACCGGGCGTGGCTGAACCGCTCCAGCGTGAAGGGATTGCCCCAGATGGTCGGACGGCCGACATAGACCACGCCATCGCCCATCTTTGCGCCGCGCTTGCGGGAACGCTGGACGCGCTGGGGAATGCGATCCGGGTTGATCGAGGGGGCGATGCCCCCTCGATCCAAAGAGTGCGCGGCGTGCATCAGGCCGCGACGAGCTTGGCCAGATCGGCATGACGGGCGCGCAGGTCGATCATGACATCGAACCCTTCGTGCGGGCCGATCAAAATGGCTTGGCGCAGGCCCTCGACCGCGATTTCATAGATTTCGCGACGCGCATCAGCATCAGCAGCAGCAGCAGCATCAGCAGCAGCATAAGCAGCAGCAGCATAAGCAGCATCAGCAGCAGCATCAGCAGCAGCATAAGCAGCATCAGCAGCAGCATCAGCAGCAGCATAAGCAGCAGCAGCATAAGCAGCAGCAGCAGCATAAGCAGCAGCAGCAGCATAAGCATCAGCAGCAGCATAAGCAGCAGCAGCATCAGCAGCATCAGCAGCAGCATAAGCAGCAGCAGCATAAGCAGCAGCAGCAGCATCAGCAGCCCATTTTCTGACCGCCTGCGCGGCCGCGCGGGCTTCCGAGATGTCGGCCGCGATCTCGCAGGCGATGGCGAGCGCCTCCTGCCCGCGCCGACGCATCAGGGCCGACAGCACCTTGTTGATGGACCACATGGCGAGGAAGCGCGCGCGGGCGATGCGATCATCCAGCGACCCGCGGGTGCCGGCAATCATCGGGACCAGCGGCTTCAACAATTCGTCGCGCAGATCATTGGGCATGCGATCATTCAGTGCCATGCCATAGCGGCCGAGGACGTTGCAGGCGCAGGCCGGCTTGTCGCTGTGCGCCTCACCGGCGAACCAGGCCACCATTTCCATGAAGCACATGCCTTCGGCCGCGCTCTTGTGGGCGCCATGGCCGAGCTTGACCTCCTGAATGGAGGAGAAATCGAAGGGGCCGGCCTGATCCTGCCCCAAGTCCTTGCCAATGTTCATAACAACCTCCGGGTCGCAATTTGAAGAAGCTGCCGGCGGCCATGCTTGTCGGGTTGTATGACTACCCCGGTTACCCGTCCGGGGTGCCGCGTCGGGCCCGATTTGACGCCTTTCGGCGCAGCATGGTCTTGTTTGCAGGCGGATGCCGGCCTGTCCGCCCGGTTCCCCCGGCGCGGTGAAGAGGGTGAATGTCAGCCGTGCCAGTCGCGCAGATGCAGCGGCGTGAGATCGGCGGGCGGCTGGAAGTCGATCAGAGGCCGGGCGGCGCGCAGTAGCGACATGGCCGCCAGCAGCCGGTCCAGTTCGGCAAGGCCCATGGCCAGCCCCTTGACCAACGCCTTGGCGCGCTGCTCGGGCGTCGGCTCCTTCCAGAACAGATCGGCGAAGGGCCAGCTTTCCGGGATGTCGCTGGGCGCGCGCGTCTCGTCGGGGCGCAGCTCCAGATCGATATAGGTGTCGATGTAGCTTTTGGCGCCCAGCGCCAGCTCGGCCTCCTGATAGCCCATGTCGGTGTCGGGCAGATAGCCGTGGACCTCGATCTGCTCGATGCGCTCGCCGATCAGCATGCGCAGGGCCGGGCCGGCGAGGAAGGCCAGGGTCGCTTCGCTGTTGGCGGTGGCGATCGGCGGCAGGGGCGCGAGGTGCAGCGCCTGGGGAATGAAGGGATCAGTCATGGTGGGACGGTTCCTGTTCATGGGGAGGGAAGTCGGCGCCCTGATCCGGGCGGCGCGACCAGCTGACATGATCGCCGGGGGCATATTCACGCGCGTCGCGCGCTTCGCCGGGCCAGCGGTCGGATGGGCAGTTGGGCAGGAGCCCTTCGCCGCTCATTGGGGGAGCCTCTGGTGCGCCGCTCTGCTCGAACGGCCGGCAGCGATTGCGACCCGAGCCGAAGCCGTGAGACAGATGGGCGTGCCGCGCTTCACATTGCCCAGAAGCGCCTGCGCCCTGACGGCGCACCAGAGGTCGCGGCGCGTGCAGCCCAGGCCGGTTTCCAGATCGGAAACGGACATGGGCACGCCGCAGTCGAAAAGATGGGCGAGCAGGGCCTGCTCGATCGGCGCTCGGTCGATCCGGGTCATGATGCCATCCAGTGCAGAACAAGGATCAGCAGCTGACCGCCGCCGATCAGGGTGATGCCCGCGGCCGCGCCCATCATCTGCGCGGTGAGCGGATCGGGGCCGAGCTGGCCGTTCATGCGAAGAAGGCCAGCGTGAAGATCATCACGAGACCGATCGCGCCGGCGGCGTCGAGCGGTTCCTGGCGCATGCGCCCGAGCATGTGGCGCAGCATGTCAGGCCGTCCGCCGGGGGAGGGCGGCGACAAGCGCCTGGGCATTGGCGGCAAGTTCCCTTGCCGCCGTCTTCGCCTCGATCGCGTCATCCCGAACCCGCTCGGCAGGTGCCCGGAAATTGTCGAACCATTCCTCCACCCGCGCGCGGGGGAAAAGCGAGCGCCGGATGATGGCGCGCGCGCCCCGCGCCAGCGTGCGTTCGCCGCGATGGGTGATGAAGCGCGGATTGCGCGGATCGGGGAAGCTGTAGCGCTCATTGAGCAGCCGCACCTTGTCGATGATGCAGCGCCAGCTTTCGCCGGCAATGCCCAGACGCTGGGCGATTTCGACAAGGCCCACATCGGCCAGCCGCGGGGCCACCGCCGGCAGGGCCGGGATGGTCAGCGGCGCGGGGGGAATGACGGCCACAGGGGCCGGCCCACTAGCCGGAAATGGGAGAATATTCGACGGGGGTGTCACATATGCCTCCTGTTTAAGGGAGGCTCTTATGTATCCATATGGCACATTCGCATCAAGCGCAAAATGTGCCTAGCTGACACATCGCCTTTTTGGCGATCATGTCAAGGCGCGCGGGCGCGTCCCCGGTGCGACCCGAGGGAGAGAATGGACGCTTATCTGTGAGGCCTAACGATCAGGCGGCGCGATCATTGTCCGCGTGACGGGCGGGTGCGCCTTCGGGGGCGAAGGTGCTGGCGATGTCGGCAACGCGGTTGCGGTCGCCGCTTTCCATGCGCCGCATGCTGTCGATAACCGCCTGTTCCTGGGCGGAAAGGCGACTGGGGAAATGATCGTCGGTCAGAAAGTCGGCCACCGAACAACCCAGAATATCGGCCAGGCGCTCCATGGTTTCGAGGTCGAGCTTTCGCACGCCGCGTTCCATGTTGGACAGGTGCGTGTGGGTCATGCCCATGCGTTCCCCCAGCTGCACCAGGGTCATGTTCGCTTGTTTGCGCATCGCGCGCAGGCGGTTCGGCAATTTGTCCATGGGAATGAAATGTAAGATAATTGCAGGCATCAATGCAGACCCCCTGTTGGCACATTCAAGCCGCGAATTTTTCAGATCGATACATCCGGGCTTGACGGCAAATGTGCCATATGGATACATCCTGCGCCATGTCTATGCAAATGGCTTCTGTCCCAATTGAGGATTCCGCGCTGCTGGCGTGGCGTCGGTCGCGATCGCTGACGCTGGTGCAGGCGGCCGAAATGATGCCGACGACGCATAGCGTGTGGCTGCGCTGGGAAAGCGGTGCGCGCGACCCCAGCGGGCCGTCGCTGCGCCGTCTGTCGGAGGTCACGGGCCTGACCACAGACCAGATTTTGGGCCTGACGCCCCATAATATCGAGCCCCATGGCACTGGCCCGCAACCCCAAGACCCTGCCGGTGCCAACCTGGCGGAGGAGGATGCTGCACGCGCCTCCTCCGCCTCTTTTCCGAAAGGATAGGTCATGGCCGGGGGGCAGGATATCGCCGTGGCGGATATCGCGCAGATGCTGGCGCCGCATGCCGCCGCCGTCTGCCGGCAGGTCTTGCCGGCGGGACGCGAGGAAGGCGGCTTCTATTGCGTCGGGTCGATCGACGGCGAGCCGGGCAGCAGCTTGAAAATCTATCTGCGCGGCGCGCGGCAGGGGCGCTGGCGCGACTATGCCGGCGATGCGCGCGGCGATCTGGTCGAGCTGGTCGCCCAGGCGGCCTATGGCGGCGACAAGAAGCCGGCGATCGACTGGTGCAAGGCGTTTCTGGGCATTGCAGAGCTGACGCCCAAGCAGTTCAAGGAAGTGCGGCGCAAGGCGATCGCGTCGGCCGAACGGCAGCAGCGCAAGCAGGCCGAGGCCGACGCCAAGTCGCGCCGGCACGCCCGTGCCCTGTGGCTGTCATGCGAGCCGATCGCCCGGACGGCGGGCCAATATTATCTGGAAGCGCGCGGGATCGATTTCGGCCTGCTGGGCCATATCCCCGGCGCGCTGCGCTATGGCCGGGTCTATCATTCGACATTGAAGCGCGAGGCGCCGTGCCTGGTCGCGGCGATCATGCGGGGCGGCCAGCATGTGGCGACGCATCGCACATGGATCACGCGCGAGGGCGGGACATGGCGCAGCATGAAGGCGGAGCTGGGCAAGCTCACCAAGATGACGCTGGGCCGTTACTATGAGGCGGGCGGCTATATCCCGCTGTGGAAGGGGCTGAACGGCAAGGGCGAGATCCCCGATGGCGCGTTCGAGCCGATTGCCATGGCCGGACCGGTGCATTGCGGCGAGGGCATAGAGAATGTGCTGACCATCGCCCAGGTCGCGCGCGGGATCCCCGCCGCGGCATCGGTGGCGCTGGCCAATCTGTGCCAGCTGCCCTTTCCGCATATCGTCTGGATCGCGGATCGCGACGCCGCCGACAGCAAGGCCACGGCCCTGCTGGAGAAGAATATCGCCGTGCAGCAGAGGATGGGCAAGCGGATGCAATTCATCTGGCCCGATCCCGGCTTCAAGGATGTCAATGACCAGCTGATGGGGAAGAGGATGCGCGATGCGTGACAAATTCGAGACCTATGGCCGCGAGCCGCGCATGCCGCTTTGGGCTAAATTGTTGGGCGCCACCTATTGGGCCGGCGATGGTTCGGTGCGGACCAGGATCGGCGAAATCGGCTATCGCTATCGCACGGTCGCTTGCAAGGCGGTCCATTATGGCGAGCGACCCAGCCTGATGCTGGGCTTTGGCCTGTTCACATGGTTCGCGCCGATGCCGCTCTGCACCCGGCGTTTTTTCCGTGAGCGCGAGCTGGGCATGGACTGGGCGTCCTATGGCTTCAGTTCGTCGGACGATGGCCTGATGTTCTATTGGGGGCAGCGATCCGCGATCCTCTGGTGGCCGTGGGGCCTGGAGCATATCCGCACGGATTATCTGGGCACCGACATGCGCTGGCATGACGATCGCAGCCATCCCGAAAATCACTGGGCGCGCAAGCATCCTAACCCGCTGCATCGCTACGTCGGCCCGATCGGCCCTGAAAAGTGGAGCGAGGTCCATCCCTATCGCTACATGCTGCAGAATGGCACCGTGCAGGAAGTGCAGGCGACCATTACGCGCCGTCGTGCCTTTCATGGGCGCCGCTGGTTCGGGCCAATCCGGCTTCGGCGGTTCATTCGCTCGATCATGCCCAAGAAGGTCTTTGACAGTATCGACGTGCATTTCAGCGACGAGGTTGGCGAGCGCGCCGGCAGCTGGAAAGGCGGCACTGTGGGGTGCAGCTATGACATCCTGCCCGAAGAAAGCCCGCGATCCGCGCTGATGCGGATGCAGCGTGACCATCGTTTTCGCTGATAGGCTGTCGTGGCAAAAGCACCCGCACCCGGCCTGGAATCCGTCGCCGCCGCTGCCGCCGCACCGGTTGACGCGCCGCTGCTGGGCGACATGGCGCCCGCACAGCGGCGCCGCCCCGACCCGTCCGCCACGGGTCTGCCGCCCGATTGCCCGATCATCGCGCTGGGCAAGTTCGGCAAAACCTATTTCTTCATCGACGACAATGGCCAGCTGGTCGATGTGTCGAGCCAGTTCACCAAGGGCGATATCTATTCGCTGTTCGGGCGCGATCCGGGCAAGGCCGACGCTCTGTTCCCGCAATATGGCAAGCCGGTGAAAGACCCGGCGACCGGCGACCCGATGATCGACGAATGGGGCGCGGCCGTGTTCGAGATCAAGGGGCTGGACCAGACCAAGGCGCAAAAGGCGCTGATCCGCGCGTGCAGCTGGGCCGGGATTTTCGACCCCAATACGCAGGAGCTGGGCCGCGGCGCGCATGTCGGCCGCGACGGCCAGCTGATCCTGCATTGCGGTGACAAGCTGCTGATCGGCGAGACGGTGGGATTGCAGGGGCAGAGGCGGGCGCCGCACTATGTGGAGCCCGGCCTGGTCGACAAGGCGGTGTTCCCTAGCGGCGCCGAGCTGCCGCCGCCGTCCGAGCGGCCGAGCGAGATCCGCGAGGCGACCGAGACGTTGCGGCTGTTCGCGCAGTGGCATTGGCGCGAACCCAGCATCATGCCGTTGCTGCTGCTGGGCCAGTGCGCGGCGATGCTGATCCCCGGCGCGCTGCCCTGGCGCCCGCATATGTGGCTGAACGCCGCGTCGGGCAGCGGCAAGACCACGCTGATGAACATCATCGACTGGTTGATGGACGGATGGCGGCTGCGCGCCGAATCCGCGACCGAGGCAGGGATAAGGCAGATGCTGCGCCGCGACGCGCTGGCGGTGCTGATCGACGAGTTCGAGGCCGAGGCCGGCGACGACAACAAGATGAAGGTGCTGGGCCTGGCGCGCATTTCCAGTTCGGGCGGCACGGCGCTGAAAGGCAGCAGCGAGCATAAGGGGCAGAGTTTCACGGCGAAAAGCTGTTTCTTCTTCACCTCGATCCTGCATGCGCCGCTGATCGCGCAGGACCGCAACCGCATCACCGTGCTGGACGCCCTGACCCTGCCGCAGGGCAGCAAGGAACCGGCGATCGTGCCCGATGTGATCCGCCAGCGCGGCGCGGCGATGCGGCGGCGGATGATGGACCAGTGGCCCCGCTATCTGCGTACCTATGACCGGTACAAGCTGGAGATCCAGCGCGAGGGGTTTTCAGCGCGGCATGGCGACCAATATGGATCGTTGCTCGCCTGTGCCGACATGCTGCTTTACGACGATGCGCCGCATTCGGGCGACCTGGGCGACATGAACGAGGATGACGAGCGGGTTAAGCGCTATGTGCGGCTGTTGCTGCCGATCATCCTGCAGGCCGAGGTGGACGGGGAAAGCGACCATGTGCGCTGCCTGCGCACGCTGACCACGCACAAGCTGCCCGCCGCGAGCGGACTGGAGCAGGAAAGCGTGGGGCGGTGGATCGCCAAGGCGCTGACCGAGCGGGACGGCGCCCTGTTCGACGAGAAGGCGCTGAACAAGTTGCGCACCTATGGCCTGCGCCTGGTCAATGCGAAGCCGCCCAGCGCCAAGGCGAAGGACGCGCGGTGGGGGATCGAGCGCGATTTCACGCCGTTCAAGTTCGTCTATCTGGCCGTGTCGAGCGCCAAAGAACATAAGGGGCTGGCCGAAGTGTTCGCCGCCACCGACTGGAAGGGCGGGGTTTGGTCGCAGTCGCTCAATCGCGTGAAGGGCAAGGCCGAGGCCGATGGCGCCGCGATCAGCCGCGTCATGGTGCGCTATGACGGCAATCCCGAAAGCTCGACCCTGATCCCGCTCAATCTGGTCGTCGAATGGGACCAGAAGGGGCCTTTGCCGGCGGAGGTGGCATGAGGATCGTCCTCATCAGCGGCGCGACGGCCTGGGAGGCGCAGATCGGCCGGCTGTGGCTGGGCCTGTTGAAGCCGCCATTCTGGCGAACTTCCTTCCCGATTTTCATTCACTGGATTGGAGGCATGGACGATGACTGATGCTGTGGAGATAGAACCCAAGTCCGTTTCGGATTTACGGCATGCCGCCAGATACGACAATCCTTGCCCTCATTGCGAAACATGGGACGCGAAAGATTGCTTGGCTGGCAACGGCTGTCCGACGCCTGATGGCATGAATGGAGCCACCATCCTTGCGGGGGATTTGTAGGCGGCGCCGATCGGCGCCGCCCTCATTGTCAATTATCGTTCGACCGCGATTTGAGCGGCACCGGCCGGGCTGGCACCGTGTCGCACATCAGCGCCATGATGTTGCGCTTGAAGCGGCGCGAGCTGACCGGGCGATAGAGGCCCGGCGCCGGGCGATGGAAGCGCAGGATATTGTCGTCGCCCATGTTCATGCTCCCGCGGCCTGGGCGCCATCAGCGACGATGAACACATTGACGATGCGATCGCCGCGGCGAACCGTGTGCCGGCGGAAGCCCAGCGCGCGCAGCAGTCTGCCGATGCGCAGGCGTGTGGCCAGGTCGAGATCGGGCACACCAATGCCTTCCGCGCATTCCTCGATCGAGAAACCGCTGCGCCCAGTCGCCCAGGCAGCAATGCTGGCGGCGAAGGGATCATCCTCCAACTCAGCCGTGGCGTCGGCGATCGCGACGGGCAGGCCGCACTGTGCCCAGACCCGGCGCGCCGTCGCAATGCCATAGAGGCGCCGCGCGGCGTTTGTCAGGGCCACGGCCGCCATGATGCGCGGCGGATCGATATCGGCCGACACCAGCGGCCGGGGCAGCGCGTCATGCAGGATATAGCGGCCGGTGCGGCGCAGGGTGGGCAGCAGCTGCGACGTGATCCATTTCTTAAACCGCCGCGCTTCCGGCTTCCTGCTGCCCAGCACCAGCGAATACATGCCGGATTCCGACACGATGTTTGTCGTCCGTGTCTGATCGCTGCCCTTAATTGAAATGAGGGTAGCTTCGTCGTCATCGAGCCGCTTGATGGCATTGGTTACATTGTCGAGATCTAAAGCTGCGCAAATGTCCGTCGCAACAAACCACGGCTCGTCATCAATCATAATGACGCGAACCTGCTGGTCTTCGAAACTGAATGGAATTACTTCGCTCATGGCCTATTCCTTGTGAAAGGCCCGGCAACCAAACGCCAAATTGGTGGCCGGACGTGCCCGGATTGGCGTACCGCCCACAAGGTAGCGGCGACCCGTAGGTCTCCAGACACGCCCGACCATAAAGAACCGCGCCTAGACGGGCGGTCCGGCGCGGGTGCGCCTTGTGTAGAGCGTGACGCCAATCACGTGCTGGGGATTTACCCAGCGGCAAATGATATGGCAGGAATGATCGTCTTGAGCAAGGATAGCGAGCTTATGCACAGGTGGGGGATAGTGCTTGCCAGCGTCATATTGACGCCGGCACCAGCAAAGGCCGCGACATGGTATTGGATATCCGGCCATGATACCGCGACGTTCTATGCCGACAAAGATAGCGTGGTTGCCGACTTCGCCTACCGGCAAGTTTGGATGCAGACATTCTACAAATCGCCATTGCAGAATGTGACCCACGTAAAGGAACTCGTGCGGATCGACTGTAATCGCCGACAGATGCAGTTCCTTGATCAGCGAGCATATGATGCGGCCGGAAAGCTGATTAAGAGTCGCCGCTTCCAAGAATTTGATGCCCAGCGAGAAAATGTTGATCCGGAATCTACGAGCGAGCAGCTTTTGATATTTGCGTGTCAGGGGCCAAGCCACGTCAGGGGGGCAATAAAAATTTCCCGCCCAGTCGCGGATGCCGCGCTTTTGGCAATGAAACTGCAGGCTTACGCGAGTGATAGCTACGCGGCGGCCGTTCTCTCGTCTTTCGCGCCTAAAGGACTTGAAGACGAGATCGAAACTGTCATGCGGTCGACCGTGCTGCCGATCAATTGGCCCCGCGTTCGCCAGTTGATCGGCCTGCCATCCCAGCCCTAATCTCGCTGGCTCGTCGCTGCTGCCCGCAATCATTCTGTCGCAGCATTGCAAATCGGGCACGGAATGCCGCGCCGGGCTTCGCAGCGGCTGGCGTATATCCATCCGCTGCCATGGTTGCAGCGGCGGCAGGAGAACCGCGCCGCGTCCTTGCCGTCCGGGAAGCTGCCGGCATCGATCGCGTGCATCAGCACACGCGGACGGCGGCGTGGGGCCGAGTGGCCGAACAGATCGGGCTGGGGCATGGCATCCTCACTTGGCTGCATGGAGGAGGCGCGGGATCCGGCCCGCGCCTCGGGCGATGCAGTCAGGTCACCATTCGCCGTAGAGCGCGCCGCCCTTGGCCTGCTCATGCCAGACCGTCATGATGTAGGTGGGGCCGTCATCCTCGCGGGCATCGACGAAATGGACGTCGGTGCAGTCGGCGCCCTGCTTGCTTTCACCGGCGCCGGTGCAGAGGATGGTCATGTCATAGTCGCGCGTGGCGAAATGATCGACGACATAGGCGACCGCATCGGCGTCGCTGGGGCGGGTGGCGATGCTCATCAGTAGACACTCCCGGCCTGGTCGAAGCTGATCGCGTCGCTGTCCAACATCCATCCGTTGATGCGGATCATTTCGCCGCTCTCGGCATCGATCGCGTCAAAGGCATCATCAAGATCGGTGCCGGCGGGGATCAGCACGTCCAGGGTTTCACTTCCATAGTCGATGATTGCGCGTTGCATGTGGTCGGCCTCCTTGCCGTGCCACCCGGACCAATTACCGGCGTGGCATGCATGTGCTGCCCCAGCCCCGACCCGCCTGTCAACAGAAATGTGTCAGATAGGCACATTCATTCTAACCGGCTGGCGCCAAACTATGCGGACAGGTGCCGCGCAGCGGCGCCGGTGCGTCCGCATTCCTTATCCTCTCTCCCGGCCGAAAAGGTAAAACATACCAGCATCTTACATCGCACCTTCTCTCCTATGGGCTCTTACCCCGACCCATTCTCAGCAGAGAATTAATTGGGTCGATTGTGGCTGCGCCGATCGGGTCAGGGGGTTGCCATTGTTGCCACCTTGGGCAGCGATGTTGCCATGTTAATATCTATATTTATCAGTATGTTGCGGCCTTTGTTGCCATGTTGCCGCTGTCTGGCGTCTTTTCGCATATGTGGGCGCGGATGCGCGGGCCTGTGCGCATGTGCGCGCGAGGCAAACGCGGCAACATGGCAACAATATGCCTCTGCATGATCTAGGACTATGATCTAGCTAGGAAATCCTGTTGCCAGTCCCGTTGCCATTGAAACAATCGCTGGCAACGGCGGCAACAAGAGGGTGGCCGCCTTGACCGCGATTGTGCCTATCAGATACATCGTTGCGCCATGCCTGGAGCGCGTTCCCTTCCTCTGATCGGTCGCCCGAATAAACTACGGGGCGTATATTCGCGTCCCTCGCCTGGACGGGTGTTGTGGGGGGATCGGGGCGCGGTCCTGGGGATTTTTTCGGGGCTGGTCGCGCCGGTCGGCGTGGCGATCAGCCAGGCCGTGGGGGTGAAAGTCGGTCGGGAAAAGTCGGCCGACGCCAACCGGGCCACGCATTTCTGCGGGTTTCGGGCGCTCGCGCCACTAATGGGGCGTTGGGCGCGGCCGATTTCGGGCCTCGATCGCCGGCACCCCGGTGCCCCCCTGGGCGCCGCGCGATCGTCCAGACATCCCGTCGCGCGCAGCGGATCGGAAATCTGGAAAATGCGCTGGCCCATGGCCGACCTTAATCAGTTTCTGGGCTGGGCCCATCCCCGCAACGAAAACTCGCCCGCAAACGGGTCGGGGTGCGGCGGATGGCCAAGGAAACTCGCCCTCAAGCGGGTCGGGGACCGCCTGATTTCCTGCGGAAATGCGTGGCTTGCATCGATTTTCGGGCTTTCGCGGCCGGGATTGGAAGCGGCGACGCTAGGCGGGGGATTTGCCCGTGTCAACTGAGCCGAGCAGCCTGGAAAAAGCGATGCGCGCGGTGACGGGCGAGAGCGTCACCGCCGGGATGGATCCCGAGCAGCTGGACATGCTGCGCGACGAAAAGGGTTTCCTGCCCACCGACGTGTTCCGGCGGATGCGGCAGCGTGGCCCAGGCCGCCCGGTGGGCGCGCGGAACAAGCGGAACGACGATCTGGCGAAGCTGGTGGCGCAGCAGCATGGCGACCCCGTGCTGTTCATGGCCAGCCTCTATTCGACGCCGCTGGACCAGCTGGTCGAGCTGATGCTGATCGCCGACCCCGGCGGCAAGGTGCAGAAGATGGGCGACATCGTCGCCAAGGCGCTGGCGGTGCAGTTGCAGGCGGCCAAATCGGTCGCGGAATACACGCACAGCAAGAAACCGGTGCAGGCCGAGGTCAAGGTGGGCGTGGATGGCGTGATCTTCATGCCGGCGGCGTCGGCGCTGGGGCAGAGCCCGGTCGAGCAGGTGATGGGCACCATCGCCAGCGCAGTCAACGACGGGCGGATCGACCCGGCCCAGCTGGCCGACCTGCGCATTGTCGACGGCGAATTTGCCGAACTGATCGTCGATGACGAGGAAGGCGACGATGTCTGACCCGTCCGGCCGCGTCAGCAGGCCGTGCGCGGGCCTGGTCTGTCATATCGGCGCCATCACCGGCATCGGCTGTTCCGGCAATGATCCGTGTCCGCTGGTCGTGCTTGCCGATCGCGGCGTGATCAAGTTTCCCGTCATAACCGAGAGGGGCGTCAGGTACGAGCCGCAAGCTCCCTTGCATCCGGTGATCGCGCCGGATCCCGCGTCGCAAGAGCGCCCCGTTGCAGAAGGGGCGCGGCCTTCCACCGCCGCGCTCCGCCCTGTCCCGCCCAAGCCGGACAAGATCGCGCTGCCGCGCTTTGGCGAGATGGAAAAGCGGTTCGACCGCTGCACGCGGGCCCAGCTGTCTTGAGCGGCTTTGCATCCCTGATGGCACCGGTCGGCCCCAAGGCCGAGGGCTTCGTGAACGACCAGCGGTTTTTGACCGCGATCATGGGGCCGTTCGGGTCGGCGAAGACGACGACGTGCATCCGCAAGATCGTCAACAGCGCCTTCTGGCAGAATCCGGGGCCCGATGGCGTGCGCCGGGTGCGCTGGTGCTGCATCCGCGACACCTATGGCCAGCTGGAAGCGAACGTGATGAAATCATGGTTCGCCTGGTTCCCGAAAACCAAGAATAACTGGCATGGCGGGCTGATGCAGCACACGCTGCGCTTCGACGTGATCGACGGCACGGGCCAGCCCTGCCAGATCGAGATCGAAATGCTGTTCCGCGCGATGGGCGACCAGAAGGCGGAAGACGTGCTGAAGGGGCTGGAGCTGACCGGCCTGTGGCTCAACGAAACCGACACGCTGGACCAGAGCGTCTTCCTGTTCGGCTGGCCGCGCACGGGCCGTTATCCGCCGGCCAAGATGGGCGGGTGCCAGTGGCGCGGCGTGATCGCGGATTTCAACGCGCCGGACATCGACAACTGGACCTATGATTTCTTCGTCGAGGGTAAGTTGGGCCTGAACGAAGAGCAGGAAAACCAGCTGAAAGACGTGCTGGGGCCGCGCTTCGGCATCGGTTACTGGAAGCAGCCCGGCGGCCTGTCGAAAGACCCGCCGCCCGAGAATATCCAGAACCTGCCCGAAGGCTATTATGAGGGCCTGTTGCTGGCCTATGCCAACCAGCCCAATTATCTGCGGCGGTTCGTGCATAACGAGTTCGGCGCGGTGCGGAACGGCCAGCCCGTTTTTCCCGAATTCAACGAGCAGATGCATGTCGCGCGCGAGCCGATCACGCCCGACCCCAATCTGCCGTTGCTGGCGGGGCTGGACGGCGGCCGCACCCCGGCGATGATCTTTGCCCAGCTGAGCGACATGGACCAGCTGCGCGTGCTGGGTGAGCTGGTGCTGTTCGACCCCAAGCAGAAGGGCGAGCTGGCGCGGCTGGGGCCGACCGCCTTCGCCGAGATCGCCCGCGAGTTTATGGGGCGGCGCTGGCCCAATCTGCGCTTTGGCCGGGGGTTCTACGACCCCGCTGCCGACTTCGGCGAGTTTGACGATGCCGGCACCTGGATGGACATTTTCAAGCGGACATTCGGCGGCGAGTGGCGGCCGGGCGGCCGCGATGGCAACCGGCTGGAGCCGCGGCTGGAAGCGGTGCGCAAGCGGCTGAACCGATCGCCGGGCGGCCAGCCCGCCTATCTGCTGGACCCCAGCTGTTCGATGCTGCGCCGGGGCTTTACCGCGGGCTACATCATCGAGCGGATCAAGACGAGCGCGGGCGACCGATTCCGCGACATGCCCAGCAAGAATGATTTCAGCCATTCGCAGGACGGCAACCAGTATCTGTGCCTGGGGCTGGAGGAGATGCGCGGGCGCATCATCGACGACATGGACCGCCGGTCGGCCGCGCGCAAGGCGCAGGGGCCGCGCGTGTCCTACGGCAGCGGATATTTCAGCCAGAGGGGGCACTGACATGGGTTTGGCCAAGGCGCTCATTTCGCCGGTCTTCGCGATCGCCAGCAATCTGTTTTCGCGTCCCAAGGTGAAGACGCCGCAGGCGCAGCCGCTGCCGACGCGCAACGAGGCGGCCGAGCGCGCTGCCCTGAATGACGGGCTGGCCCGGCGTCAGGGGACGCGGGCCAACCAGCGCACCGGTTACGGCGGCGCGGAAGCGAGCACGGGGGCCAAGACCAGCCTGTTGGGCCGGTAAGCGAAAGGACGGACGATGGAAGAGAAGATCAAGACATTGAGCGAGGGCACGCTGGACGAGATGCGCCAGGCCCTGGGTGATCTGGATGGTGCGGAGCTGGCGGCGCTGAAAGCGGCCGAGCAGGCGAAGGGCAACAAGGCGCGCGCAGGGGCGCTGGAAATGATTGACAGCGCGCTGGCCGATCTGGAACCCGCCGACGCGCCCGACGCGCCCGACGCGCCCGACGCGCCCGACGCGCCCGACGCGCCCGACGCGCCCGACGCGCCCGACGCGCCCGACGCGCCCGACGCGCCCGACGCGACGCGCCAACGCATCGTGTTGCTGGTCCCCGCGGCGCCGTCCGAGCGGGCAGCGCTGATCGCGCGGCTGGAAGATGCGCTGGCCGCTGGCGACAGCGTGGCGATCGTCTTCGCCGATGCGGATGGCGAGCTGTTGCCGGTGCCACCGATCGAGGCGCGTCCGAGCGATTTCCAGCGTTTCGCCGGCAGCGTTGCACGTCTGGTCTACAAGCCGTCGATCGAACTGGGCATGGCCCTGCCGCCGGTGGCCGTGCGCCAGGCCTTCCTGCTGGTCGAGCCGAAGATGTCGGATGACGGGCCGGCGGCCGTGGCGGTTTGCCGCCTGACCGCCGACCTGCATGCTGGCGGCGGCCGCAAGGCCGAGATACCGGACGGGAACCTGCTTTTCAGCCTGGGCTGATCGCTTTCGTCTGCTGCCCCTGCGCTCGGGGTGGCAGGCGGGACTGGCGGGGCGCGCACGGGGGTGGAGCATGTTCGACGCACAACAGATCATCAAGGATCAGGAGGCGATGGCGCAGGAGCGTCGTCCCTTCGAGACGTTGATGCAGGAGTGCGCCGAGCTGCTTTTGCCCCGCCAGTCCAATTTTCGCAATCTGGCCCAGATGCAGCAGGGCCAGAATTTGCAGACGCGCATTTTCGACGAATATGCCCAGCAGGCGCTGGAGCAGGGCGTTTCGCTGTTCGAGGGCTATGTTATGCCGCGCGGCCAGATTTGGCAGCGCTGGGAGATTGACGACGAGGATCTGATGAAGATCCAGCGGGTGCGCGCCTGGTGCGACCGAAAAAACGCCCAGCTGTTCGCGCTGCGCAACGATCCGCGCAGCGGCTTTGCCGGCCAGGTGCATGAAAGCGTCGCGTCGCTCTTCTGCTTCGGCATGCAGTCGACATGGCCGGATATCCGCCGGGACATGGCGGGGCGTCCGGTCGGCCTGTCCTACAAGAGCGAGTTCATCGGCCAGACATTCGTGCGCGAGGACGCCAATGGCCTGATCGACACGATCCACAACGCGTTTTCGCTGCATGCGCGGCAGGCGGCAGCCAAATGGGGCACCGCCGCGCCCGAAGCGGTCAAGAAGGCGATGCGCGACGATCAGCCCGACGCCGTGATCGAGTTCATCCATGTGATCGCGCCCAACCGCCGGTTCGAGCCGGGTCAGCTCGACGCATCGGGCAAGCCGATCGCGGGCGCGTTCCTGTGCAAGACAGGCGGCGCGGAGATTTTCCAGACGGGTGGTTACAGGGTGATGCCGCGCATCGTGTCGCGGTTCATCAATGCACCCAATGAGAGCTATGGCCGGTGTCCGGCCTTTACCATCCTGCCGGCGGTGCGGGCAACGCAGCAGATGATGGTGGACATCATGGTCGCGTCCGAACTGTCGGCGCGGCCGCCGATGGGCGCGCATAGCGACATGGAAGATCGCATGGTCCGCTATGCCGCCGGTGAGATCACCTATGGCGCGATCGACAGCCGGGGCCAGCAGATGCTGCGTCCGCTGATCGAGGGCGCGGACCTGCAGGGCGCGATGGCGATGCTGGACAAGCTGCACGGCCATATCGACCGGGCCTTCTATGTCGACATGCTCCAGATCCGCAACGAGATGAAGAGCCATGTCACCGACAGCCAGCTTTACCAGCGGGACGAGGAAAAGGGCATGCTGCTGGGCCCGTTCGCGACGCAGGAAACCGAATGGCTGTCGCCGATGCAGGAGCGCGAGATCGACCTGATGGACGAGCTGGGCCTGCTGGACGACATGCCGGGCGAGGTGCAGGAGGCAATGGAAGACGGGATCGGCCTGCGCACCGTCTATGACAATGGCCTGTCGCGCGCGCAGGAAGCGGGCGCAGCCGCCGGCTATTTCCGCATGCGCGAGCAATATGCCGGGGTGGCGCAGAATGACCCGGAAGCCTGGGCCGCGTTCAACCGCAAATATCCGCCCGACAAGGTGCTGGACAAGCTGGGCCGCATCAACGGCGTGCCGGCCAGCTGGGAAGCGACCGACGAAGAACGTGCGGCGGCCGAGGAGGCGGATGCGAACCGCCAGAGCGCGCAGGACATGCTGGCGATGCTGGGCCCGGTCAGCGATGCGGCGAAAAATCTGAGCGCGGCGGTGCCTGCCAATGCCGCGTGACGCGCGCCTGCCGTCGATCACGGCGGAGCTGTTCGCCGTGCAGCAGGGGGCCGAAAGCAATTCGGTCCGCGCCCAGCGTCATGCGCGCCAGCAGGTGGATGTCCACCGCGCCTATCAGCGACTGTTCTTCGACGAAGGCGGCCGCCTGACCGAGGCGGCGCGGCTGGTGCTGTTCGACATCATGGAGGAGGCCGCGATCGGCCTGGCCAGCCCGTCGCTGGACCATGCCGAGCTGGCCGCGAAGGAAGGCAAGCGCCGGCTGGCGCTGCACATCATCGGCCGTTTCCAGCTTTCCGAGGAACGGCTGCGGACACTTGAGCGACAATTGAACCAGGAGGAAGAAGAATGAGCGACACCCCGGCGCCTGCGCCTACGCCAACCCCAGCGCCTACCCCGACGCCGACGCCAGCCCCGGCTCCAACGCCCACGCCCACGCCTTCGCCGACGCCCGCACCTGCTCCGTTGCTGCGGGATCCTGCGCCAGCCCCGTCAGGCGAGCAGCTGCCCGAATGGATGGGCGGCCTGCCGGACGATCTGAAGGGCGACGCGACGCTGCGCCGGTTCGGATCGATCGAGGATCTGGCCAAGGGCCATATCGAGGCGCACCGCATGGCCAAGTCCAAAGTGCCGCTGCCCAAGGATGGCGACGCCGACAGTTTTGGCCGGTTCGCCGCGGCGATCCGTCCCGAGACGCCGGACGCCTACAGCTTCAACATTCCCGAGGGGCAGGACAGCAGCCTGGCCGATGCGATGCGGCCGATCTTCCACCAGGCAGGGCTACACGCCGAATCCGCCAAGATCCTGGTCGATGGGTGGAATGCCCATATGGACCAGCTGACCCAGGCGGCGGACCAGAAGGGCAAGGATGAACTGGCCGGGCTGGAAGCGGAGATGGGCCGCGACGAGTTTGCCAAGGGCAAGCAGGCGGCGGTCAACATGCTCAACAAGCTGGGCTTGCCCAGCGATTTCGAGAATGACATGGCCCGCTTCATCGGCGGCGGCAACACGCTGCGCATGTTGTTCAGCCTGGCCGACCGGATGGGCGAGCTGGGCCGAGTCGATCCCACCGACATCAAGATCACGACGGGCCAGCTGAAGCCGGCGGAGGCGATGGCGGAGGCCCGGCGCATGATCCAGGACAAGGAAATTGCGCCCAAGCTGGCTATCGCCGGGAGCGCGGAAAAGGCCCGCTATGACGAGTTGGTGAAGATCGGCGGCCAATAGGCTTGACGAACTTTTCCATTTGATACATTTTTCCGCCGGGCCATCGGGGGAGCGGCCTGCCGCTTCCCCATCCCGTCCGGCCATCCCGCCCAGCGTTTCTGCGAAGAAGCGCGGGCGGCCCCGGTGCTGACCCGCCAAAGTGGCGGGCGCCCCAAGCACAGCGACATGTGCCAGATAGGCCCAGCGTCCGCTGCCATCCCTGTCGAAAATCACGCGAACCGTCATTTTTGACCGAAGGGATTGCCATCATGGCAGACGAGAATTGGCCGGAAGGCACGCGCACTACCAGCTTCCAGCTGGCGGTGGAATATGAACTGAACGCGCAGCCCGGCAAGCTGTCGCCGCTGGTCGGCGGATCGGGCACGTTCAGCGACAAGTCGGTCGAGATCACCGACCGTTTCGGCGACATCTATCTGGAAGACAAGACGGGCCGGAACGAGGACACCAACCACACCGATATCGATCACAGCCGGCGCTGGATCAAGAAGCCGAAGTCGGCCGACAACGGCGTGCTGCTGGACCGCGACGATGTGAAGGCGACGCGCGTCGACATCAAGTCGCCGATCGCCGTCCAAGCGGGCAAGGGCGCCCGTCGTTACCATGACGATATGTGGATCGTCGGCTATTTCGGCAATGCCTGGGTCGGTGAAACCGGCGACACGGCGGTGCCGTTCAAGGCCGCCAACATCATCCCGCACGGCAATACCGGCTTCACCAAGGCGAAGCTGCTCGACGCGCGCGAGATGATGAACCTCAACGATGTCGATATCGAAGCGGAGATGCCGATCATCCTGCTCGATCCGCAGTCGGAAACCGAGCTGCTGCAGATCGACGAATATGTGAACTCCGATTATCAGGAGGGGCATCCGCTGGTGCGCGGCGAGATCAAGCCGTGGCTGGGTTTCCGCTTCGTGCGGACCAACCTGACCAGCGCCCGCGCCTATAAGCGCGGTTCGTCGCTGCTGGTGCCCGAAGCCGGCGCGGTCGCGCTGCCCTGCTTCGTGCCGAGCGGCCTCTATCGCGGCGTCTGGGAAGAGTTTTTCGGCTCGATCGACAAGCTGCCGGGCAAGAAGTTCAGCTGGCAGATCTATGTCGAGGCCTGTTCGGCCGTGACCCGCGTCCATGAGGACAAGTGCTACCAGATCATCGTCAAGCATAGCTGACGGGTCGCCGGGACGGCGGCCGCGGTCGCCATCCCGTATTTCTTCAGCCCCACGGGGAAGGAACGGAACATGGCAAAGATTTACGGAAAGACGCTGACCGCCGTGCTGAGTGGCGCGGCCGATGCGCTGGCGCCGGGCAGCAGTGTCAATGCTGGCATGCGGGTCCATCGCGAGGTTTTCGACCTGGCCAGCCCGGATGCGTCGGCCGCCGACATTCTGGTGCTGGCCAAGCCGCGCAACGGCGATGTGATCCTGGGCTTCAAGCTCAGCAGCTCGGTCGACCTGTCGGCGATGACGATCAAGATCGGCACCGCCGCCGACGACGATTATTACATGACGGCCGTGGCCGGCCCCGCGACCCCTGGCGTGACCAAGGAAGTGGGCCTGACCAGCGGCATCGACGACGGCCCGCTGGCCAGCGCGGTCGAGATCCTGGGCGTGCTGGGCGGGACCGTTCCCGCCGCCGGCATCCTGGTCGTCCAGACCATCGTTTCCCACCGCTGATCTAGCGGCGGGGCGGACGCGCCGTCGCAGCGGTCTTTCCGGCTATCCTTCCTGGGGCCGGAAATGCCGGGATTGGAAACCCGCGACGGCGCGTCCTTCTGATTTTCAGGAGGGCGCGTTTTGGCCAATATCGTGACATCGCAGACGCGGATCGCCAATCGCGCCTTCATCCTGCTGGGAACGACTGCCCGCATCACGAGCGTTGACGATCCCGATCCGCTGGCGATCCAGACCAAGGATCTGTGGCATGAAAGCCGGCGCCAGATATTGGTGGCGCATCCGTGGAATTGCGCGATCCGGCGCGCGCGGCTGAACAAGGCGGGCACCGTGCCCGCCTTCGGCTATAGTGCGCAGTTCCAGCTGCCTGCCGATAATTTGCGCTGGTTGCCATGGGTGACCGGCGATTGCGACTGGTTCGACGGCGAGGAGGAGGGCGGCGCCATCCTGTCCAACGAGGCGGGGCCGATCAACATCCGTTACATTGCCGATATCGAGGATGTGACCAAATGGTCCGCCCATGTCCAGTTGCTGATGGCCTATCGGCTGGCCTGGGATCTGTGCGAAAGCGCGACCCAGATCAGCGGCAATGTCGACGAAGCCCGGATTGCCTATGAAGGGCAGGACGGGCGCGGCGGCTATCTGGCTGAAGCGCGCCGGCTGGACGGCATGGCGACCGGCCGACGCGCCAATGACAGCGCCCGCGCGGGATCGCGCTGGCTGGATGGCTATGCCGGCGGGCGACGGCCGCCGGGGGTGTGGTAATCGCCCATGTCGCGCGTTTCCCCGATCCAGACCAATTTCAACGGCGGCGAGCTGTCCCCCTATATGCTCGGCCGGGTCGATCATGCCGTCTATGGCATATCGACCGCCGCGATGGTGGGGTGGATTCCGCGGCCGCAGGGCGGGCTGGAGGCCTGTCCCGGTTTCGAGTTCATCGAGAAGGCGGCAGGACCGTGCCGGCTGATCCCGTTCGAGCCCTATGTGACGCAGGGCCATGTGATCGAGGCCAGCGCCAATCTGTTCCGTTTCTACACCAATGATGTGCTGTTGCGGAACGGAAGCAACCTGCCGGTGACCGTTGCCACGCCCTGGACCTATGACGAGGTGCGGGCGCTCAACACGACGCAGAGCAATGATGTCGTCTATCTGTTCCATGGCGATCATCAGCAGCGGCGGCTGGTTCGCACGGCGGCGACCAGCTTCACGCTGGAGGCGCTGGAGCTGGAAAACGGCCCCTTCGCCGACCGTAACAATGATGAAACCAGCCTGGTCAGTTTCAGCGGCGTGACGGGCAGCGTCACCATCACCGCGACGCAGCCGATTTTCGCCGCAGGCGACGTGGGCGGGTTGTTCGAGGTGGAGGCGAGCGACCTTGGCCGGATTCCGAGCTGGGAACCGGGCATCACCGTGTCGCTGGGCGACCTGCTGCAATGGAATGGCCGGGTCTATCAGGTTGTCGGCGGCGGCACGGCGATGAAGACTGGCACGGTCCAGCCCTTCCACTCGCGCGGGGTCGAGTGGGATGGCATCGGCAAGGGCAAGGACATCAACGACAAGGATGCCGGCGGCGTCCAGCTGGCCTATCTGCACGACATGTTCGGCCGGCTGAAAATCACCGGCTATGTCAGCACGACACAGGTGACGGCAACGGTGACGCGCCGCCTGCCGCTGACGGTGGCGAGCAGCTACAGTTTCAGCGATTATGATTATGGCGGCTATACCGCCGGCGGATTTGATCCGGGCGATTATGATTATGTGCCGGGCGGTGGCGGCACCTATACCACCGGCACATGGCGCTGGCGCTTCGGTGCGTTCAGCGCGCGCCGGGGCTGGCCGGAAGGCGGCGTCATCTACGACCAACGGCTCTATCTGTGGAAGGGTGACACCATCTATGCGTCGGTCGCCGGATCGCTGCATGATTTCGACCGGCTGGATGAAAATGGCGACGCCACCACCGACAGCGCGTTCACCGGCACGATCGACAACCCCAACCCGATCCGATGGATGATGGCGGGGGCGGCGCTGTTCGTCGGCACCGCCATTGCCGAACATGTGCTGGGGCCGGCGAGTCAGGCCAAGGGCATCGGCTATGACAATGTGAAGCTGACGGCGCACAGCAATAACGGGTCGGCGGCGGTGCGCCCGATCGAGAGCGATGGTCGCCCGATCTTCCTGCAGCGCAATGGCCGCAAGCTGCTGATGCTGACCGAGGAGCGGGTGGAGAAATATAGCGGCGAGGATCTGACCCGCTATGCCGACCATATCGGCAATTCGCCCTTCGTTGAATTTTGTTGGCTGCGCGAGCCGATGCGGCTGATCTGGGCCGTGCGCGAGGATGGCACGCTGGTCTGTGCGGATTCGATGCCGACCGAGGAAGTGCTGGGCTGGTGCCGCCGTCCGCTGGCTGATGGGCTGCTGGCCCGGTCGGTCTGTTCGATCACGTCTCCGGACGGGCGGCGCGACCAGCTGTGGACGGTGGCGCAGAAGGGCAGCGAATGGTGGGTGATGGCACTGGCGCCGTTCCGCCAGGCCGGGGAAAGCGATGCCAACGGCATCATGGCTGACGCCGCGCTGCGCTATGCGGGCGACGCCGTGACGGAAGTGGGGGCGCCGCATCTGGCCGGGATGACGGTGGATGTTGTGGCCGATGGCGCCTGGCTGGGCCGTATGGATGCGGATGCAGATGGGTGGGTCGCGCTGGGCCGCGAAGCCAGCAATGTGATGCTGGGGCTAGCATTCCCGGCCTATGTCGACCTGTTGCCGATCGAGGCGGGCGGCGACAATGGCCCGGCGCAGGCGAAGATGAAGCGCAATAATCGCATCATGGTGCGCGTCCATGACGGGCTGGGCCTGCGCCTGACGGTGCAGGGTCATGCCATGCGGGATCTGGAAAACCAGATGGGCAACAGCCCGATGGACAGCGCATTGCCGCTGGTGACGGCGGATTTCATCAACGACATGGTGGGCGTGTGGGACCGTGCCGGGCAGGTGAAGCTGGAGCGGATTGCACCCAAGCAATGCACGGTGCTGGCGATCGGAACGACCAGCGAGGTGGCTGGGCGATGATCCGGGTCGATCCGTTTGCATGGCATGATGCCGACATGATCGCGCCGCAGGACGCGCAGCTGGCGGACTGGCCGAGCGACATGCGGCCGCATCTGGCGGCGATGGCCGGTAAGGGCGGGGCATTCACGCTGCGCCTGGTGCAGCCCGGCGACGCGCGCACGGATGGCCGGGTGCTGGCGATCATGGGCGTGATCGAGGTTCATGCGCAGGCGGGCACGGCGTGGGCGCTGATGGCGCCGGGATGCTGGGGCCATATGGGCGAGCTGACGCGGATCGCCCGCAATTATCTGGATGCCCGCCCCTATCGCCGGATCGACATGCTGGTGCGGGCGGAATTTGCCGCCGGCCATCGCTGGGCCCGGCGCTTGGGCTTCACACGCGAGGCAGTGTTGCGGGCCTGGCGGCCCGATGGCGGCGACATGGTGATGCATGCGCGGATAGCAGGGGGCGAAATTGGCTGATCCGGTGTCGATGGGCGTAGCCGCCGGCCTGCAAATGGTGGGCACGGTGATGGGCGCGGTGGACCAGGCGAGCGCGCTGCGCCGGCAGGCGCGTGCCGATCGGGAGAATGCGCGGCGCACCGAATTGCAGGGCGAGATCGACGTGTTGCAGACGCGGCGCGATGAGCGCGGGGCATCGGGCGACGCGATCGCGGCCATGGCCAGCAGCGGCTTTGCGCTAGGCACCGGCAGCGCCGCCGACCTGATCCGCCAGAATGCGATCGAGCGGGAAGTGGAGATCGGCAATATCCGCTACCAGGCCAATCAGGACGCGACCAGCCTGCGCCAGCAGGCGGCCGACAAGAAGCGGGCGGCGCGCAGCGCCATCATCGGCGGCGTGCTGAATGCCGCGTCGCAGGGCGCGTCGGCAGCGGCCGGAATCCAGCGGCGGGGGCGGATCGACGCGCAGACGGAAGCCGAGCGGACGAGCCGCCTGCCGCGCACCAGCACGGGCCTGCGCAGCTACAACAGCCTGAACCGGGGATATTGATATGGCCTTGCCGCCGACCTTTTCCAATCGCGTCCGCCTGCAGGCGGGGCGGGTCGCCGATCGTTATGCCGCGCCGTCCGTGCTGGGGGAGGTGGCCAGTGTGGTCGGCCGCACCATGGGCCAAATCGGCGAGCAGGATGCCGAGGCAGAGCGGCAGATCGCCGCCAGCCAGCAGCGGGTGCGCGAGCGCGAAATGGCGCGCGACCGCGAGGTGCAGGATGTCGAGCTGACGGAGAAGTTCGTCAACCTTCAGATGGACCGGACGAAACAGGCCCGCGATCTGGAGGAGAATTATACCAGCGGCGAGGATATGGCCGGCGCTGTCACCAAGCTCTACCAGGACAGCGACAGCGCGTTTCTGGACCAGATCGGCGACGAGGAGCTGCGCGGCAAATATCAGCTGATGCTGGCGAAGGATCGCGCCGGGGCGCTGGACCGGGCCGATATCTTCATGCGCAAGAAGCGGATCGAACGCGAAACCAATGCGACGATCGGGATCACGACGGCACTGGGCAACAAGCTGGTGACGTTGGGGCCGGAAGGGTCGATCAAGGATTTCGACGACGCCGAAGCGACGGTGAAAGGCGTCATCACCACCGACCGCTTCAAGGATCGCACCGAACTGATCCAGCGCGATGTGCTGGGCAAGCTGGCCGATAACTGGCTGGATGGCCGGATCGTCGCAGGCGATTACAAGGGTGCTGCTGAAGCGATCACCAGCGGGCGTTTCAAGGATTTCCTTGATCCGGCGACGGCGGCGACGGCGATGGCGAAGATCCAGCAGAAAGCCGCTTCTGCTGCGTCTGACCAAATCAGCGAATTCAAAGCTGCGGCGCGCACTGCGCTGGAGGATGTGAATGCCGGCGTAGCGGTCGATCCGCAGCAGCTAGAGGCGCTGGCTAAGCAGGCCGAAGCGATGGGGGAGGGCGACCTTGCCCACGATTTGCACAATGGTATCGGGCTTGTCCGCACCAATAGCGTCTATGGCAATGCGTCGCCCGCCGAGATCACCGCGGCGCGACGGCAGATCGAGCAGAGCGGCGCTGACTGGCGCAGCAATCCCCAGGTGGTCGCGGTCTATAATCGGCTGGGCGTTCTTGAAGGGCAGAACCGCGCAAGGGTCAAGAATGACGTGTTGGGCCTGTGGAGCGCGAGCGGAAAGGAGGTTGCCCCTCTGGATATCACCGACCCGGCGAGCCTTCGCGCCCGCGCGAAAACAGCGCGCGCAGCGCAACAGCGTTATGGGGGCGAGTTGCAGGTGATGCAGGTGGACGAGCTCGATCCGCTGCGTCAACAGTTTGAGCAGGGCGGTGCTGCAGACAAGGCCGCCATCATCAACAATTTCACCAGTGCGGGCGCCGATGTCGGCAGGGCGTTCATGCGCCAGATCGCGCCGGCCAAGCCGGAATATGCCTGGCTGACCGACCTGGCGGCAATGCGCAATGTTGGCGTCGGGCGCGGCTATGTACGCGAGGCGCTGGCCGGGTGGGAGCAGCTGAAGGCGGATGGTACGCCGGTGCAGGGCGAGAACGCCACCAAGATGCGGCAGGCATTTGACCGGACCATCGGACCAGCGATGCGCGGGGCAGACGGCAATAGTCGTCTGGCGGTGATGCGCACGGCGCAGGGCATCTATGCTGCGCGCGCAGTGCAGGCCGGCGCCAGGGATTTCGACAAGGATCTGTGGGGGCAGGCGATGCAGGATGCGCTGGGCGCCGCCAGCGACGGCACGGGCGGCCTGGGCCATACGCGCGGCGACAGCCCGATGCTGTTGCCGCGTGGCATGACACAACGCGACGTTGATTGGACTGTGGCCCGCGCTGATGGGCCGGCTTTGGTCAAGGCAGCAGGCGGCAACATGCCGATGTGGGACGGTAAGCGGCTCCTGACCGGACAGCTAAAGGGGTTGCAAATGGAGTGGGCCGGTGATGGCCTCTATCGCTTCCGATCGCCGGGCGGGAAATACGCTTGGTCCAGTGATGGCCAGGGGCCATGGACGCTTAACATTCGTCCCTTGGCGCTGGCTCTTCGCAACGTTCCTGCTGGTGGCGCAGCAGTCCGCGCGCAGGGTAATGGCGCGCGCAGCGCGGCCGAGAGCGCGCTGGCGACAGGATCGCTGATGGAAGGATTGTTCGGCATCAAGCCCGCTCCAGCGGCGCCGAAGAAGGCCCCGGCGCTGAAAGGCAAGGGGTCGCAGGCAGCGCAGGATGCGCTGAGCTGGGGCAGCGACGACTGATGGGCGACGTATGGACCACGCCGACCATCGGCAGCAGCATGCGGGCAGGCGCCGATCTGCCGCGCGGCCAGGGCGATCTGGACGGTGGGCCGGGTGTACTGGAAAGTATTGGCCTGGGCTGGCAGCGGGCGCGATCGGCGCCGGATTGGGGTTTCAACCAGCGCAACTATGAAGAGCAGATCGCCTTCGACCTCTACAAGCCGTTGCTGGAAAAGGGCTATCTGACCCAACCGCTGGACGACAGTGTTGCGGCACGGATCGGCCGGACATTCCGGGGCAAGGAAGATCCTTTCTGGGCGGCGGTGGCGAAGGCGCGCGCGGACGGTCTGACCCTGCCCCATGGCGATGTGATCGACGCGCGATCAATGACGGCCGAGGCGCACCGGATGCGCCGCGGCGACATGGAAGCGGCTGACAGCCGGCTGGCCAATGGATCGACAATCGGCGCGCTGGGCGGCGAGCTGCTGGCCGGACTAGCGGATCCGACCAGCTATATCCCGGTCGGCGGTGCGAGCGTGAAGGGCGCCAGCCTGGCGCGCAGCATCCTGACCATGGGTCGCAACGAGGCGCTGGCCAATCTGGGGCTGGGCATCCTGATGGAACCGGCGGTGCGCGCGGATGCCCAGGCGCTGGGCGTCGATCGCGGCATGGGCGACACGGCGCTGGACCTGACGGTGCAGGCCGGTGCCGGCTTCGTGCTGGGCGGGATCGGCGGCGGCGTCGAGCATCTGCTGGGTGGCCGCGCGCGATCGGGGCCGGTGGGCGACGAGGAATTGCGCGCGGACTTCGACCGGCTGGTGCCGCCGGCCAACCAGACCGGCGAGGAGCGTGCCGCCGGCGCGATTGTGGAAAACGCGATATCCGACGCCCGGCTGTCGCCATTCGTTCCTGCACCAGCGGGCGACGACGTCCATGCCGAGCGCATGACGCAGGCGCGGGACTGGATATTCGGCGTGCGTATGCCGCAGACGCAGCCGGTGCGGCGCATCAACGCGGCCGAGCTGGCGGGCGGCGTCACAGGCAATCTGCGCCATGGCGAGCGGTCGCGCTACAAGGCGATGGTGCGCCAGGCCGAATCCGGCGGCGACGATCGCGCCCCGGCAACGACCAGCAGCGCCTATGGCCGCTATCAGCCGATCAAGTCGACCTGGCTGGGATGGTGGAAGCAACGCTATCCGGGCAGCGGTCTTTCTGACGAGCAGATTTTGGCAAAGCGGGCCGATGGCGCATTGCAGGAAATCTTCATGGAGGATTTCACCGCGAACAATGCCCGGCGCCTGCGCGAGGCCGGCCTGCCGGAAACGGCCGACAATCTGTATCTAGCGCATTTCCTTGGCCCGCGCGACGCGATACGGGTGCTGACGGCGGACCCCGCCGCACCGATCGCTGGGCTGGTGCGCGGCAAGTCGATCGCGGCCAATCGGTCGATCCTGGAAGGGCGCACGGCGGGCGATGTGCGCGCCTGGGCCGCGCGCAAGATGGGCGGGCAGGGCGGTGCTGGGCCGGTGAACGTGCCGGCGGGCCCTGACCTGCCCGAGATGGATGTGACGGCACTGGCGCAGCGGCGCAACGGGCCGGACGTATGGGCACGCATGACGGACGATCTGGGCGACGGCGCCTGGCTGGAGGATATGGACATGCCGCGGCTTCGGCTGGACCTGTTCGACAGCCCGGAAAGCCACGCCCGCGCCCAGATCGAGATGGAGGCGGAGATCGATGCGCGCGAAGGCTTCGACATTGTTGATCGCTGGACCGACGCGGACGAGGCGGGCAGCGGCGTGCCGGTGGCCCAGCGCCGCAGCGTGCCGCGCGGGCGCATGGACCTGATGCAGTTTCTGGCAAGCCGGGGCGGGCTGGTGCCCGAGGGCATTGCGGCGGATGCCGCTCGCCCGGCCGGTGCGCGGGTCGGTCATGACCTGCCCGGCCATTTCGGGGAAAACCCCTTCATCCCCGGCATGGGGCGCTTGTTGCGCGAAAAGGGGCTCACACTGGACGAGGCGCGCGAACTGGCGGTGGAGGCCGGCTATTTCGGCGATCCGCGCCGCACCGATGTCACCGTGTCCGACCTGCTGGAGGCGATGGACCGCCAGCATCGGGGCGGCGATCGCATCTATGCCGGCGCCGACATGGCAGAGATGGAGGCGCGGCGCCAGCGGATCGAGGCCGACGATCATTATCAGGAATTTTTCGACCGGCTGGGGGATGCTGCGCACGCGCGCGGGCTGGGCGACCTGACCCAGGAGGATGCGCTGCGCGCGTTCGAGCTGTGGGATGGCGAGGATTTCGACGGGACGCTAGATCGCCTGATCAACGAGCATCTGGACGCAGCGCATATGGATGCGCTGGCCGAACATGATCCCGACATGCATGCCGAGTTGCGGCGGATACAGGAGCAGGGCGATGACGCTGGACGTGGGCAAGATGGACGAATTGCGGGCGATGCTGGCGGGCGACAGGCTGTCGGCGCCGACGCGCGCCAAGGCCGAACGGGCGATGGCAATGGCCGAGGCGCAGCAGCGGCATCAGGGCCGGCCGCTGACGATGCAGTCGCCCAAGGGGCGCTGACGCCCGCCGACCTTGCCCGCTGGGACGAACCGGATGGCGCGGCGATCGCGCAGCTGATGAGCATCGAGCATGATGTGCGTGGCTGGGCCAAGGCCGATCCCGATCAGGGCTTCGCGCTGGAGGAGGGCGGCGAGCCGCGCGCGCTGGTCGACATCATCGTTGAAATCGACGAAGAGGAGGCCGCGATCGCGGCGATGGAAGCATGTCTCTAGGTGTCTGCATTCCCGACCTGATCGAGCAGGGCAAAATCCCCAAGGCCAAGGCGCGCCAGGCGCAGAAGCTGTATGACGAACTGCTGGCGCGATATGACCATGAGATGGGCGACGCGGCCGCCAAGTCGGCGGCGACCGAACGGACGATCGCGATATTGAAGGGCGAGGCGCAGCAGGCCAAGCGCCGCACCTTCATGACGATCGCCGCGCAGCAGGATGCCGACGCCAAGATGCGGACCTATAATGGCGGGGTGAAGGCCGGTAAGCCGGTCGATCCGCGCGCGGCCGTTGCCATGCTGGTGCGCGACGACAAGGCCAGCTATTCGCCGCTGGAACTGCGCCAGCGGGCGATTAAAGTGCGCGTGCATGGCATGATGGACCGGATGCTGGCGGACCTGCGCAAGACGGTGACCGGCAAGGTGCGCGACCCGGCGCTGGAAAGCGATATCGTCCGCGCGCTGAACGGGGAGGCGGTGGACAGCCTGAACGCGCGGGAGATGGCGGATTCGGTGCGCGGCACGATGGATTATCTGCGCCAGCGTTTCAACATGGCGGGCGGCCATATCCCCAAGATGGAAGGCTATGACCTGCCGCATCGCTGGTCCGCGCAGCAGCTGCGCGGCGTAAATTTCGAGCAGTGGCTGGGCGACATCATGCCGGCGCTGGACCGGGCACGGATGATCGACCGGGATACCGGCCTGCCGTTCAGTGACGACAAGCTGCGCAGCGTGCTGGAGGAAACATTCCAGGGCATCCGCACCGAGGGATGGAGCCGCCGCAAGCCGGGATCAGCTGGCGCATCGTCGATCGCAAATCGCCATGCCGACGAGCGTTTCCTGCATTTCCGGTCGGCCGACGACTGGCTGCGCATCAACGATCAATATGGGGCGGCCGGTCCGTTCGATACGGTGATGGGCCATGTCGAGATGATGAGCCGCGAGATTGCTGCGATGGAGATATTGGGGCCGAACCCCGAAGCAACCGTCCGCTTCCTGGGCGACAGCATCATCAAGGATGCCCAGTTGAAGGGGGACGCATCGGCAATCAACAAGGCCAATGCCGCGGCGGCGCAGGTCCGCACCCTGTGGGACGAATATTCGGGGCGCAATGCCGCGCCGGTGAATGAGCGACTGGCCCGCAATTTCGGCACGGTGCGGGCGGTGCAGACCAGCGCCAAGCTGGGCAGTGCGGTGCTGTCGGCGGTGGGCGATTTTGCCATGACGGCGATGACGCGCCGCTTCAACGGCATGCCGGTCACGACGATCCTGGGCGACTATGTGCGGCTGCTGCGCCCCGGCAACAAAGACGACATGATGCTGGCCATGCACATGGGCGCCGCGGCGGACGAGTGGGCGGAAATGGCGGCGGCGATGAACCGGCTGACCGGCGAGGAGCTGACCGGCGAATTTGCCCAGCGACTGGCCAGCGGCACGCTGCGCCTGTCAGGCCTGTCGCGCCACACCATGGCGCTGCGCGCAACCCATGCGCGCCAGGTGAGCGGGCTGGTGACGCGCGAGGCGGGCAAGAGCCTGGAGCAGCTGGACCCGGCGTTCCGCGCGATGCTTGGGCGCTATGGCATTGGCGCGACCGAATGGGACGGTATCCGCGCAACGCCACTGACGCAGGAGCGGGGCGCCGGCTGGATCCTGCCTGACAAGGTCGCTGACCAGAAGCTGGGCGACAAGTTGCTGGAGATGATCCAGAGCGAAACCGATTTCGCCGTGCCGACCGTAGACCTGCGCACGCGGGCGGCGATGAACACGGTTGGCCGGCGCGGCACATGGGTGGGCGAAATTGCGCGCAGCGCCTTCCTGTTCAAATCCTTTGGCCTGACCGTGCTGAACCTGCACGGCCGCCGCATGCTGGACATGGACGGGTGGAGCGCGGCGCGCTACGCCGCCGGCTTGACGGTGCTGACCACGCTGGCCGGCGCGATGGCGGTGCAGATGAAGGAAGTGCAGAAGGGGCGCGACCCGATGGCGATGAAATCGCCGCAATTCTGGGGGAAGGCGATGTTGCAGGGGGGCGGCTGGGGCATATTCGGCGATTTCATCGGCTCCAGCGAAAGCCGATTCGGCACCAGCCTGGGCGTGACGGCAACGGGGCCGATGTTCCAGACCGCCAGCAACCTGGCCGACCTGACCGTGGGCAATGCGATGCGCGCGGCGCGCGGCGACGACACCAAATTCTGGAAGGGCACGTTGCAGATCATGCGCCAGGAAGTGCCGGTAGCGTCCTCGCTATGGTATGTGCGGCCGATCTATGACCGGCTGATCCTCAACAATATGGACCGGATGATCGACCCGGATCATGACGCCAATGTCGCGCGGATCATGCGCAAGGCGGAGGAGGAGGGCGGCGGCTATTATCTGCCGCCGGACCTCAGCGAGGATGTGCGCGCGCCCGATTTCGCTGGCGCGTTCGCCGCCCCGCCCGAGGAATAGTTTTCCATTTGATACATTGATGAACTGCCTGTAGAGATATTGGCGATCGGCCGACCGTCTCCAATCCCGTTCGGCACTGCGCATCTGCATTTTCAGCGGACGCGATGTGTTGGGGGCACCAATGACGGTTTCGACCGAGATTGTAACACATTGTTACTTCCCCGGCGTTTCTATGGCCGAGGAACCCATTCCGTTCCAGTTTCTGGATAGGGATCATATCATTGCATTTATCGACCGGGATGTGCCGCTGATATCTGGAACAGACTATGTCCTGATTGGTGATGGCTCTGCTAAAACAGGCAAGATCAGAACGCTCAGGGCGTTCCTTCCAGACGAAAAAATGACAGTGACGCGGGCGACGCCTCGCTTGCAACAGGCGGTAACCGATCCTTTTAAGCCGCTGCCTGCCGAGCAACTGGGGCGTGAGTTGGATCGTCGCGCCATGGTCGAGCAGGAATTGGATCGCGATATCTTGCGAACGTTCCGATACCCTGACGGTGAAGAAGCGACTGAACTACCCGCTCGCCAACAGCGCGCCCTCAAGTCACTGGGCTTCGACGCGAACGGCGACCCGATCGCCGCTGCCCTCCCAGACGGCACCGTCCTCTCGGAATTGCAGGCGGTCGTTGCGATCGACGGCCAGACCGCCTTCGTCTTCGAGGGCCTCAACGGCGATCTGGTCGAGCTGAAGGTCAATGGGGTAGCGTTTCCCAATGACCCGGAGATCTTCACTGTCGCTGGAGATACGATAAGCTTTACCGCCGGGCGGGCGGCCGGGGACATCATCCAGCCGAAAGTTGCTGGCGGATGGTCGACAGCCCTGGCGACGCGCAACGCGACGCAGGCATCGCCTGGCCTCATGCCGCGGACCGACAAGATCAAGTCCGATCGCGAAGTTGATCTCAAGGCGCTCGGCTGCATTTTCGATGGATCGTTCGACAACAAGAACGTGATCGCCAACGCATTCGGCGACCTCATGGATTCCGACGTGGACGGGCGGCGTGGCGGCATCGTGCATTTCGGGCCTTATGGCGCGCTCTATACCAGCGAGAGCTTCACCGTCCCCCGCAACGTTCAGATGAAAGGATCATGGTGGCCGAGCAAGGGGCGCGGCGTCGACAACTATCTCGACACCTGCCCGTCGATCTTGATGATGCCGACCGACAAGACGGTTTATGTCGACGGCGGCGTGGTCCGCAACATGCTGTTCTGGAACCCGAACATCATTCAGTCGCCGCGCTCGGCCGACGTTTACAATGCGCAGCTGGCGAAGTTCGCGGGCACGGCGGTCACCTTGATCGGCGATGACAGCCTGGTCTATCAGAACATGTTCATCGGCCACAATCTGGCCGTCTATGGCGCGAACATCTTCAACCCGGAGATTTTCGAGAACTGCATCGATTGCAACAATGGCATCGAGGTAACGCAGGTATTCGATAGCCGGTCGCGCGGGATCTCGAACAACATCGGCAAGGCCTGGTACGTCCAGAATGCGGTCATGGACCCCGACCCCGGCTGGGGCGCGACCCTGCGACCGGGCACTTTCCTTTACGTCCATGACGGCGCCGAAGGGATCACCTGCGAACATAACAAGGATTATGGCTTCCGCATCGGTCTGCACATGAAAAATGTGTACGAGATCAAGGCAAAGTTCCTGTGCGACGGTCCCGCGCTCTACGTCCCGGAACTTTGCATCGGCAATATCGGCATCCTGCTGGAAGGGACACTGAACGGCTGCGAACTCTATGGTTGCGGCATCCATGGCCATGATTACGGGATCGTGGTTCGGACGGCTGATTATGTCCAGATGGGCAACATCACGATCGGCGTCTCCCTGAATGCCCAGCTCTATCTGGCTTCGGCTTCCCAGGGCTATATCGGCAATATCTACATGGGCGGGTTCGTCGGCGATCCGATCTATGCAGAGGCTGGCGTCGGTGAATGGCGCGGCACGATCGACAGCCGGTCGACCGCCAACAGCGGCAATTTCGTCTATCTCGAAAACCCGGACGACGGTAACGCGCTGCGCGGTCTGATGCGCCGGCAGCGCGGAGTGTCTTATGCCGATCCTTATCCGCAAGGCATGGGCTGGTATCCTGTCGCCGATCTCCCGCCCCCAAAGGACGGCATGGAGGCGATCGTCACCAACAGCAGCACCACAGAGCGCCTCGCGCCAGTCGTAGGCGGAGGCAGCTTCATTGTCCGCGTCACAGCGCTCGCTGGTGTCTGGAAGGTCACATGACAGAAGAAGAACTCGAGCAGGGGCGCATTTTCTATGAGCGCCAGGGTGCTGCGCTGCGCGCCGCCGGGCGATCGTCGGTGCGATCGTGGGAAGATCTGTCCGGAAAGGAAAAAGACGCGGTGTCGCGCAGCATCGTGCGCGAGTTGACGCGGCGATCGGTTGGTGGGGAAGAGGTATGACCGGCACGTCCAAAGCAGAGCGCCTGGCGGCGCTGTTCGATGCACCGGCGGCGGCCAGCTGGATCAAGACTTCGTCAGGATCTTCTGTCGAGGCGGTCGCGAGCTCGGCCAAGAGCGACGCGGAAGAGGCTCTGGGTAAAGCGTTGGTGCTTGAGCCTAAGACCCCGGACTATACCGGGCAGGAATGGTTCGATGGCATGCAGGAACTGCTGTCGCGCCCGACCGACGGTTCAAAGGTTGCGTACATCTTCATCCTCATGGGCCAGTCCAATGCCGATGGCGACACGGCGAACACTGCCGAGCCGTTGATTTCGGCAGCGCCGATTTATCCCGATCATGCATTCATGCTCGCCGGCGGTCCGCGTATGTGGACCGTTGAAGAAGGCGAGACCGAGCTCGTGCCGCTGCGCGAAACGGTCGTGAACCGTGGCGGCGCCAGTCGACAGGCCGAAACTCCTCTGTCTGGCTGGGTCAATCATACAATCCGCGACTGGGACACCGCGTGGGGTGAGCGCCCCACCATTGGCGGTATGATCATCGCCATCGGCGGCAGGCCATATATCGGCAACAAGAAGGGCACATACGCCTTCCAGAACATCAGCGATGGCCTGCCAGCCATGGTCGCGGCCCTGCGCGCGCAGGGCTTTACCGACATCCGCACCGTGCGCGCATGGGTGGGCAGCGAGAGCGATACTCATCTGCCGCGCATGACCGTAGAGCGCTTCAAGAAGCAGATGCGCCAGCTCGATCGCGACAGCGCAGATGTCATCCGCCGCATCACCGGCGAACTGGTGATGGCGCCACTGCTCGCGATCCAGCCAAGCAACGTCATCAACGGGCAACCGTGGAACCAGCCCGTGCGCCAGGCGCTCGTCGAACTCGACGGTGAGGGCGCGATCGTGCTGGCAGGGCCGGCCTATCATCTGCCTATGAGTGGCTCCGACGTCCCGCCAGACTTCGTGATCCACCGCAACAACCTCGGCAAATACACGACCGGCCAGCTGCTCGCCCGCGCAACGATGGCCGAAGTGTTCGGCGCGACGTCTCACGGCCTGAAGCCTGTCAGATTCCGATGGAGCAACGCGGCTGGCGACGAGATCACGATGGACTGCGACAGTCTGGGCACGATGCTTGTCAACGACCTGTCGGGCGTGATCTCCACCGTCGGTCTGGCGAATATGGGTTTCTGGTTCGATGACGGATCGGACAATTCGCCGTGGGTCACCACTGTCGACCTGACCGGCCTTTCGGCCAAAATAAAGCTTTCGTCCCGGCCTAACGGATCGGACTGCAAGCTTGGCTATGCGATCGCGCGCGATACCGGCGCTGGCGACCAGGACGGCCCAGTCGTGGGTGCACGGGGTACGATCCGGGACGACGCGGCGCATGTCCGCATACATGATGGCGTAGCGCAGTATGGCCGTCTGCCTAGCTTCATCGCGATGTTGCCTCCGCCTAACGCCAGTGGCTTTTTGTCTCAGCCCACCGTTCGTCTGACCCAGGTGGGACACGGGGCCGATATGAGCTTCTATCTGGACGCGGATGCCGGCAGGAACGCGCGCATCGGGTTCAGAACCGGCGGGTTGGACCGATGGGAGATGGGCCGGTTCAATGACGCCGCTGAAGATCTGGGCTGGGTCAGCTTCGACGACGCGGGTGGTTATCGCGGTTCGCCATTGATCCTCAAGCGCGACGATGGAACGCTGATCACCCTTCAAGTCAGGCCCGCTGCTGACAATGTCTTTTCGAGCGGCAGTCCGTCCTATCGGTGGAACGTCGTCTATGCGGCCACCGGCGCAATCAGCACGTCGGATGAACGGGACAAGCAGGACATTGCGGACATCTCCGACCAGCTGCTCGATGCCTGGGCCAGCGTGGAATGGAAGTCGTTCCGTTTCAAGGATGCGATCGCCGAAAAGGGCGACGCCGCGCGGTTCCACCTGGGCGCGATCGCGCAGCAGGTCCGTGACACTATCGATGCGCACCTGGGCGCTGGTGAGGCTGAACGGCTCGGCCTTGTCTGCCATGATGAGTGGGATGCTGTTCCGGCGCAATATTATCAGCCGCTCGATGATGAGGGAGAGCCTGTCGGCAATCCGGTCGTCTCCACTCCGGCCCGGCCTGCGGGAGATCGCTGGGGCTTGCGCTACGACGAATGCTTTGCGGTCGAGGCCGCCTATCAGCGCCGCCGTATGGATCGGCTGGAAGCAAAGGTCGCGGGCATTGGCTGACCCCTCGCCCATCGCTGTCACGGCGCACGGCTTCGGCTGGACGGCGGCCGGCGCGTGGGCGTCGTTCCTGGCATTGCTGGGGGTTATCATCCGCCAAGTCGGACCATGGAAGAAACAGACCAGCGATGCGGAATCGAAATTGCGCGACGGACTGATGGCGCGGGTGGAGAAGCTCGAGCGATCGCTGGAACAAAAAGACAAGGTCCATGCGGCCGAGAGGTCGCTGGACAGGCACAAGATCCGAAACCTGAACCAGTGCCTGGATGCCGTGCTGATGATCCTCGAAACCGCGCCGGAGAAGACGGTCGAGGTTGTTGGGAAGGTGCGGGCGATGCGCGAGGCGCAGCTGCAGGCGGAGGCGGCCGAGGCCGCAGCGATTCATGCGGCGGAGATAGCCGCGACGGGAGGTGAATGATGGCGACCATCAACGGAATCATCGAAGAGGTGCTGGCCAAAGAGGGCGGCCATGTGAACGATCCGCGCGACGCCGGCGGCGAAACCAACTTCGGTCTGACGATCGCGACGGCCCGCGCCAACGGCTACACCGGCCCGATGAAGGATCTGACCCGCGATTTCGCGTTCGGCGTCTATAACAAGCAATATGTCGTGGCGCCTGGCTTCGACAAGATCGCAGCCATCTCGCAGGCGATCGGCGCCGAGCTGGTCGACACCGGCGTCAACATGGGACCGAAGGTCGCGGCGCAGTTCCTGCAGCGCGCGCTCAATGGCCTCAACAGTCAGGGCAAGGACTATGCCGACCTGCTGGTCGACGGGTCGGCCGGGCAGAAGACGCGCGACGCGCTGACCGCCTTCCTGAAGAAGCGTGGTGCTGAGGGCGAGCGCCGGCTGCTCGCCCTGCTCAATGCCCTCCAGGGCGAGCGCTATCTGTCGCTGTGCGAAGGGCGCAGCGCGAACGAGGCGTTCCTGTTCGGCTGGCTGGCGAGGATCGCGGCATGAAGCTGCCCACTATCCGCCTGACCGACCATGGCAGCGAGATCGCGTTGCTGTCGGCGATCGCCGTGGGCGTCGTGCTGCTGCTCTGGCGCGCGATCGAGCGCGGCCTGGTCGGCACCGGGTTCGATGTCGCGGCCTTCCTCCTCGTGCTTCAGCGCATCATCGAGGCCGTGCAAGGTCGATGGACCCAGCGCAGCGTCGACCGGATGGGGCAGAGCCTGGCCAACGCACCGCCGGCTGATCCACCCGCACAGGGGGTGCGGTCATGAAGGGCCTCCTGATCAGCATCCCGGTTTCGGACGCGCTGTGGCTGGCGCTGATCGTCGGCGCCATTCACTGGATGGCTTCATGAGCCGGCTTCTCGCCCCGCTCCGCCCCTATCTGTGGGCCGCAGCGCTGGCGCTCGCCGCCGGGGCGATCTGGCTCGCCTATTCGCACGGCGTGTCCACCGAGCGCGGCCGATGGGAAAAGGCGCAGGGCAAGGAAGCGGCGGCCCGCGCCGCCCAGCAGAAGGCGAACGACGACGAAAGCGCGCGCCGCCTGATCACACAAAAGGAGATCGCCGAAAATGCAGTCCAGGAACGTGATGCGGCGCACGACGCTGCTGATGCTGCTGCCCTTAGCGGCGAGCGGCTGCGTCAACAGGTCCGCAACCTTACCCTGTCCCTCGCCGCCAGTGGTGCCCGAACTCCCGCAAGTGGCGAAGCAGCCGCCGCGTCCGCCGATCTGCTCGCCTACGTGCAGCAGCGGCTTGACGAAAGTGCGGACGGAATTGCTCGATACGCTGATGAAGCCAGCATCGCCGGGCGTGCCTGCGAAGCCAGCTACGACGCCTTGAGAGGAGATCGCTGATGGCAATGATGGGGAATAGAACGCGATCGCCGGTCGCGGTGGCCCGGCATCAGTCGGCAGCGACAGCTCAAGCGGTGGCGGCGGCAAATGTCCGGGCATCCAGTGATGCAGCAATCGTGGAAGAAAACGTCGTCGGCATCAACGACGCGATCAGTGCGCAGCAGGATCAGATCCATGATCTGGGCGTTCGCGTCGGGGATCTTGAAGACATACCGTGACAGCCGACTTTTCGCCCAAATGGATGCAAAAGCGCGCAAATTTGGAAACCTAAGCCGCTGATTTTTTTGGAGTGGATGCCACCTTACCATTAGAGGATCGGGCATCATCAGCAGGGCGTGCCCCGCTTGGGAGGCCGCAGATAGGCGGGGATTCAGAGTCGGTCAAGCGCTTTGTGCAGCCTTTCCGCAGTTTTTTGTCGATCCTCCCGATCGCCGACCAGCTGCCTTTACCGGACAAAGAAAAGCCCGCCGGATCATCGCTGATCCGGCGGGCAATATGTCGGTCTCTCTCAAAACCGGGCTGGGAGCCGCTCCCGATGTAGGAAGCGGCGCCCGCCTTTTCAAAGTCAGTCCATGTCCTGCGTGGTGAAATCATCACCCTGCACGGCACCCAGCGGATCGTCGCCGATCGCGGCTTCCGGACCCTGGGCCAGTTCGGCCGCATGTTCCTCGGCCGCGCTCTTCGGCGCGATCAGGTCGACCTGAGCCGAAGCGCGCAGTGCGGCCCGCATCGCCGCATCACGCGACGAGGCGGCAACGCGCAGGCGGTTCATGCCGGCACCGGTGCCCGCCGGGATGAGGCGGCCGACGATGACATTCTCCTTCAGGCCAACCAGCGTGTCCTTCTTGCCCTGGACCGCCGCTTCCGTGAGGACGCGGGTGGTTTCCTGGAAGGACGCTGCCGAGATGAACGAACGGGTCTGCAGCGAGGCCTTGGTGATGCCGAGCAGCACCGGCTTGCCGGCAGCAGGGGCAAAGCCCGGCTGCAGCTTGCTGTTGATCTCGTCCATTTCCTCGCGGTCGACCTGCTCGCCCACCAGCAGGGTGGTGTCGCCGGACTCGATGATCTCGACCTTCTGCAGCATCTGACGAACGATCGTTTCGATGTGCTTGTCGTTGATCTTCACGCCCTGCAAGCGATAGACTTCCTGGATTTCGGCGACCAGATATTCGGCCAGCGGCTCGATGCCGAGCACTTCCAGAATGTCGTGCGGATCGGGCGAACCACCGATCAGGTTGTCGCCACGCTTCACGTAGTCGCC